CGGCATAAAAAATTTATCAACGAGGAACGCATTGGTCATCGAATTGTGCGACACAGCGACCCTGACGCCAAGGTCAAGGCCGCACGGACGCGGCTGGAAAAGGATTTGTCGCGCTGGTTGCGGCACCACGGGGGCGAGGCGTTTTTGGCACCGTGGGGTGAAGACCATAAGCGTGTGCTTCAAAAAATTTCCATGGCCATAACCAAGGGCGGCCTGTTTGCGGTGGCCATGCCGCGCGGGCACGGCAAAAGTACAATCTTAAAATGGGTCATAGCCTATGTTCTGCTGACCGGTTGGCGAAAATATGTGGTGGTTATCGCCGCCACGGCCGAGTTAGCCCAGTCGATCGTCGATTTTGTCCGGCAGCAGGTCACGGAAAGCGACACGCTCCATGCGCATTATCCGCATGTGACCACCTATGCCCGGGCCACCGACGGTAAGGCTATCAAGGCCCGGTATCAGTTACGGGCCGATGGCAAGGCCAGCGGGATCCTATGGAGCAAGACGACGCTGGTATTTCCCGAGGTTTTAAGTTCAAGGGGGAAAACATACCCCAGCAACGGAGCAATTCTGGAAGCCCATGGCCTGACCGGGGCGATCCGCGGGAAGTGGAAAGATACCAAGACGGGGAAAGTGTTGCGACCAGACTTTGTAATGCTGGATGACCCCCAGGACCGATCCAGCGCGGAAAGCCCGAGCCAATGCGCCATGCGGGAGCGGATCATCACCGGGGACGTGCTTGGCCTCGCCGGTCCAAAGAAACGCATCGCGGCCGTAATGCCCTGCACGGTCATCCGCAAGGGCGACCTGGCCAGCCGCTTTCTTGACCACAGCCTACACCCGGAGTGGCAGGGCGAAATCTGCAAGCTGGTAAATAAATGGCCCAAAGCGCAAGAAACGCTATGGAAGGAATATGAAAAAATTTACAAGGAAGAGATCAGTGAAGGGCGCGGGTTTGGAAGGGCAACCGAGTTTTACGAAGCAAACCGAGCCGCGATGGATGATGGAGCGGAAGTATCGTGGGAACATCGCGTTCGCGATGGCGAAATCAGCGCATTGCAGACCGCTGAAAATCTTCTGATAGAAACCGGCCAGCAGTTCTGGGCGGAATATCAAAACGAGCCGGTGGATGTAACCGCCGTAGAATACGAGTTACCCCAAAGCGTTGTGGCAACGCGAGTCAACGGGCTGGACCGCCGGGTAATACCAGAATCCGGCACGGTGGTTGTTGGCCAGGCGGATATCAACTATGACGGCATTCGCTGGGTCCTGGCTGCCGTGACGAATACCCGCATAATTTCGATCATCGAATATGGAATTTATCCGGGCGACGACAAGCCCCTTTATGATTCCGAGCGACCCGCGGACACGGAAAGCGTGGCTGTGGTGCGCGGGCTTGACGGGCTGGAACAGGTATTGGCGAAGCTTGCTTTACGCCGCGGGACCGAGCAAGCGAAGATCGATTTAATGCTGGTGGATTGTGGCGCCAAATGGATGCAAGCGGTCTTCGATTGGCTGGACCGGCGGCCTGGTCTTATCCCATGGGAAGCATCCCGCGGCTGGGGCAGTCGTAATTATCGCCCATCGAAAGCCCGCATCGGCGCGATAGGGGAACAGTGGCATCGCGCCCGCTGGCCCGGCAAAGGCAAGGTGCTGGTGTTCGATGCCGATTTCTGGCGTATGCGGCAGCAACACGGCTGGTTGCTCCCAGTATCCGCCCCGGATGCAATCAGCTTTTTCGGCAAACTCGGCCAGCGGCACGACCATTTTGCCGACCAGGTTGTTGCGGAGCGCTTGGGGGCGTATGCCGATACTCCCCAGGGCGCACTGTACAAGTGGAATATGGCCCCCGGAACACGCAACGACTGGGGCGATGTAGCCACCGGTTTATACGTTGCCGCCTCTGCCATGGGGGCTAATCCTGTAACTGGAGAAAATCGTACACCCAAAAAAGCTCATGTTTTCATACGGAGGCCCAGGTAGATGAATTATACAACACGAGATCCGCATCCTGTGAACCGCGATCCTATGCCGCGCAATAACACCCGCCCACCACCGCGAACCGTACTGGCAAAAACAGTGGTGCTTGAAAACGATCAAATATTTCGGCACGCCGTGAATTTGAATAACAACCTTGTCCGCGAATCCGTAGTCAGCGCGGAACAGCGAGCCGAAAACGTGCGCGAGAAAATATGCGAATTTGTGCTTCAAGGAAAAATAGATGCCTTGGATTTGAAGATTATTTTTGCCCGCGATTGCTCGCCCATGCCCACGCTTGCCGAGGTGAGTAAAAAGTTAGGAATTACCCGGCAGGCCATACGTAAACGGATTGACAGGTTACAGCTAATGTTTGCAGGGGTATGAGCGTGTTTTTTGCTGCTCTTGGTTGACAAATATTCCCTGATGGGGGGCAATGCAACCAGGAAACAACAATCCAAACCCGGGGCGGACGCAACTGGTTGCCATGTTCCAGCTAATGTTTACGGGGGTTTGAGCGTGTTTTTAGCCGCTCTTGGTTGCCTTTTGTTCCCTATAGGTGAAGGGGAATGCAATGCAACCAAGTAATTATAATCCTAACCTAAAGTGCGTTTTGCTATTCCCCTGCCAATTTATCAGGGGGCTTCATGCTTAACGCCGGCTTTCTGCCAGACCGCATAGTAGCGGGCGAATCAATCTGGGTTGCGGCGGCCAATTCTTCCCAGGATTGGGCCGGAGATGACCTCATTTTCGACAATTACACGCCTGCCGGCGGATATACCCTGGCTTACCAATTCGCTGCTGCCGTGCCGATCAGCGTTGCCGCGGCTGCCAACAGCGGTAATACCGGATGGACATTGACTGTCACCGGCGCGCAAACGCTTTTATGGCGGCCAGGCGTGATTCGCTTTGCCGGGCTTGTGACGCACACAGAATCGGCCCGCGTGTTCGCCGTTGACGAAGGCGTTATTGCCGTCACGGTTTCGCCTATGGCAACGTCGGAATTTGCCGCCGCGCTTGCCGCCATCGAGGCGGCAATCATCGCATATGCCACGAATCCGAGAAGCAGCATTTCTGTGGATTCCATGACGATCAGTTATGGGAGCCTCAAGGAACTTCTGGATTTACGCGCGGTTTATAAGGCCGAAGTGGCGCGCCAAACCGGTAAACGGATCAAGCGGATTATAAGGACGCGATTCACATGATGTGGCCATTTCGTAGCAATAAAGTTCCGGACATTCCCCGCGAAATACCCGCGCCCAAACGGGCGCTGGCCGTCCGTAGTTTTGCGGCGGCGCAGGTTGACCGCCTGTTGGCAGGCTGGCGTTGGGATGGCGGTTTTTCTCCCGCCGAAATTTCATCCGGTCTGGCGACGATCCGCAGCCGCTCGCGCGAAATGGCCAAGAATAATTCGCACTTAAAGCGCTGGCTACAGCTTAATGCGGTCAACATTGTGGGGGAAGGGTTCGCGCTGAAGTCCACGCCGCATGACGGATTTCCCGGAAGCAAAGATTATCGCCTGGATGAAAAGGCGGCGAAGTTCATTGAGTGGCACTTCTGGCGCTGGTGTATGAACCGCGATTGGTGCGATGTATCCGGCCGCTTGACCATGCCCGAAATGGACCGCCTGAACGTCAAGACCTGGAAGCGCGACGGCGAGTATTTTATCCTGGTCGAAGACGCGCCCATGCCAAACCCATACGGCATTTCCCTGCGTGTCATCCGCCCGGACGCCTGCGACGAATTTTACAACACCGACAAACTTCCAAACGGAAACATGGTGCGGTGTGGCGTAGAGCTGGATCCGGCCACCTTCCGGCCGGTGGCTTACTACATGCACACCAAGCCCGAAAACGCATACGTCATTTCCCGCAGCGGCCCGCTGGTGCGTATTCCGGCCAGCCGCGTGATTCACGGCTTCACGAAAGAGGATGAAGCGCAACCCCGCGGCGTTCCCGGGGCGCACGCTGCGCTGATAAAAATGAAGATGCTTGACGAATACGACCGCTCCGAATTAACGGCGGCCCGGGATGAAGCGTGCAGCGTGCGGACATATTTCGCCCCGAAAGGCGATGAGGAAGAAATTGCCGATTTGACTACCGAGGAAAACGCCGATGTTGCCAACGCTCTCACCGCGGAAAAAGAGCCCGGCCAGAGCGAGGTTTTGCCGATCGGCTGGAAGCAGGAAATACACACGCCGCAGCATCCGAACCGCGAGTTGACTGCGTTCAAGGCTTCCATGCTCAAGGATGCCGCGTGCGGGCTGGGCGTGGAATACAGCAACTTTGCGAACGATTGGGCGGGCGTTTCGTTTTCCAGCGTCCGCGTCGGAACGATCAGCGAGCGCGACATGTATATCGTTGATCAAAACGATTACATCGCGCAAAACAAAAGCCCTGTTTTCCTGGCCTGGCTCCGCTCGTTCCTGACCTACGCAATCAGCGGCGGACTTCCGATCGCCAAGTTTGAAAAATTTTCCGAGCATGAAATTCGCGGGCGCCGCTGGATGTGGGTCGATCCCATGAAAGACATGAGCGCGGCGGTCGTGGCCGTGGAACACGGCTGGAAAACGAACACGGATGTGGCTTCCGACCTGGGAACCGATTACGGCGACAACCTCGAAACCATATCGCGCGAATCTCAAATGCGCGCCGCCAACGGTTTGGCGGAAGTGCCCGCGGCAACCCTGTTGATTAACACCGCCGACAAGGGAGATGACGATGAAAATAAAACAAAAAAATAGTTCCGTTCCCGAGCAGCACAAGGACGACATGAACATCCGCGCGGCCAGCATCGAATTGTTTCGCGCCGAAGGTGAACAGCAAGACAGGGTTCGCGCGAGCGTTTCAAGCGAAACCCCCGTGCTGACCTACGTTGAATTTAACGACCAATGGCAGCGCGTTTATGAAATCCTCGATCACTCCGAAAGCAGCGTGGATATGTCCCGCTGCAAGGACGGCCTTGTCATCCTCGACAAGCACTGGGGCGATCAAGTTGGACTGATGCCTGTGTCGATCAAAGATCGCAAATTGGCCGGACCGATTGAATTTTGTTCGGGCGAACGCGCAAAGGAAATCGAAAAGGACGCGCTCAAAAAGCTGCGGCGTAATCTCTCGGTTGGCTACCGGGTCAACGCCGCCAGCTATCGGCTCGAAGGCGACAAGGACGGAATCCCGGTGGTACGGGCGATGTCCTGGATGCCTTATGAGGCGAGTTTTGAACCTGTCCCCGCCGATATAACCGTTGGCGCCGGCCGCTCCGAAACGAACGCACCCGAAACCGCATCGACAAAAGGAACCCGAAGCATGAAACCCGAAGACCTGAAACTCGACGCCGATTCCGTCGTCGAAATCTATCGCCTCGCCCGGGCGTTTGACATGGCGCCCGGCGAAGCCGATGAACACATCAAGAGCGGAAAATCCGTGGAAGATTTCCGCGCTTTGGCTCTCAAAAAAGCCGAAGCCGACAAGGTCGAAATGGCCCGTAAGTTGGCCGAAGCCCAAACCCGCAAGCCGGAGCCCGCGGCGGCGAAAAAGCCGATCGTGATTCTGGATAGCCGCGAGGAAGCCCAGGTTGCAAAGCGCTTCAGCGTGTTTAAGGTCCTGCGCGTCCTGTCCGGCGTGACCGGCGAAGACATTGCCTATGAGCGCGAAGTCAGCGCCGAGATCGCCAAGCGGAGCGGTCGCAGCGCGCAAGGCATCATGATCCCGCATTGCGCGCCCATTGGCCTGCGTGGAGATCCTTTCCTCAAGGGCAGCAACGGCAGCAACTTTGTGCAGACCGATCTTTTGATCGGTCAGTTCATCGACGTTTTGCGCACGAAGATGGTGTTGGCGCAAGCCGGTGTCACCACGCTGTCCGGCCTGGTTGGCGACGTGGCCATTCCCAAGGGCGGCGCGATTACCGGCGGCTGGGTTGATGGCGAAAACGGGGCCGGGACGGAAGGCAAGCCGACCGTTTCGCAAGTTACCGGCACGCCGAAGACCGCAAGCGGATGGACCGATATTTCCCGGCGCCTGCTCCTGCAAAGCGGCGTGGATGTGGAAATGTTTGTGCAGAACGAACTGATCCAGACGCTGGCCCGACTGATCGAAGTCGCCGCGCTGCACGGCACGAACGCGAACGGGCAACCCAAAGGGCTGATAAACCAGACCGGGGTTAACAATCCCACCGTGACCGCCAATGCCCCCACGCGCGCCCAGATGATCTCGTTCCTGACGGACATCATGACGGACAACGCCGAGTTCGATGGTCAGTCCTGGCTCATGCGCGCCACCGGCATGGGTGTGCTGGCCAACACGTCCAACGGATCGGAGACGATCCTCAACCAGGCCGAAACCGAAAACGTCGGCGGCGGCCCGCTTCCGGGCTTCCTGCTCGACCTGATCACCAAGACGATGCTGGGTTATCCGGTCCACGTGACTCAAAACGTGGCCAACCACCATCTGTTCTTCGGCGCCTGGAGCCAGTTGGTTATTGGGCTCTGGAGCGGCGTGGATCTGACGGTTGATCCGTACAGCAACAGCACGTCCGGCGCTGTGCGCATTGTGGCCCTCCAGGACTGCGATGTCATGTGCCGGCACGGACAGGCGTTTGCCTATTCGTCCACCCTGACGGCGTAAAGACAACGGCGCAATGTTGCGCCTGGTAAAACGCGGGCCGGTCGCAATCCGGCCGGCCCGCATGTTCGATCGAACCGCAATTTTAACCGCTTACCGAAGGGATATGAAAATGAAGAAGCTGTTCATAACGTTATGTATGCTGCTGTGCTTTATCCTGGCCGCCCAGGCCGCGCTTGATACCTATGCGCTCACCGACCATGACCAGGTTTTGGCCGCCCAGGCTACGACCCTGCAAATGGAATCCGCTACGTTGCTCGCTCCGCAGGTGATCGATGCCGCTGGCGCCGTCGTTGGCACAACCAACGATGTAACCACCTATGGCGGCAAATGCCTGCTCGTTGCCGGAATACAGACCGGGACCGTCACTGTGCTTTGGGGCCAGTCCGGCGCCGCGCTTGGGCAGTTAGGCACAAATACGTTCGATGGGCCGGCGGCATTGGAAGGCGTCGAGGTGGACCTAACCACCCTGCGCGGCACTAATGCCGCCATTTACGTCAGGGCCAGCGCCACAAACAGCGCCGCCACAAGCAATGCGTTCTCGTGCGGGTTAATAAAACTGACCCCGCGCACGGCCTTGCAAACCATTACCGGCAGCGCTGTGGATACGATGACGTACAAGGGCTATGGCACAATTGTTGTCAGCATTGGCGCGCCCTTGACCGGCTCCACGAATTTCAGTGGCATCGTAACGATCCAGCGCGCCGCCGCCTCCACGGGAACATGGGCCACCGTGACCAACGTCACCGGAACCGTAACCCATACCGGTAATGCCGTCGCCGCTGTTACTCGCCTGCCGTATGAGTTCGGCGTCGGCGGGCGGTACATTCGTGCCGTCTTCACAACCACGAACGATGCCGCCGATGTCTGTGTAACCGTCAATTCGTTTAATTAAAAGGGCGCGGCCCCGGCGCGCAATCCACGCCGGGGCCGCCCGAACATGAACGAGGCAATTACAGCTTTCGACGCGATATACAACTCTCTCACCGATGCCCGTTGCCAACTCAAAATTGGCCGGAAGGGGGTTGCAAGAGCATTGTGCTCGGGCATAGCCATCAATCGCGAAAACACGGAGCGCGGGCAGTTCGGCGGCATTGACGCGAATGTGCGCTTGCTGGCCGCCGATGAGCCTGACGGCGAAATAAAAAACGGCCAGGTGCTTGAAATCCTGCAAGAGGGAAGGACCGTATGGATCGAAGCGCGTGTCGGCGGCAGATTTACGGTTGGCGGCGTGACGCGGTTGATCCTGGAGGCCGTGCATGAGTGACCTGGTATCCATTGAGTGGCCCAAACAGGATGTGCGGACACTATGGGCGCAGATTGACCGGGCGCAGAAGGAACTCGGCAGGGGACTGGGCCAGGCAATCCGGTTTGCGGCGTGGTCGGTGGCGCGTTCGCTGGGGGTGGTGACGAAGGTTGCGCAGAAATACCGGCCGTACAAAGAGGTCAAAGAAGCCCGCGGGGTTGTCAAATTCAAGGGCGGCAAGAAATACGAGGTTACGTCTTGGAAAAAGGGCCGTGAAAAAACCTTTAATGTACGGGCGGCAAGCGTTTCAAAACTAAAAGAAATGGGGCAAGTCAGGATCGGGAACGCCGGACTTGCTAAATCC